ATGAAAAAGATAAATAAAATGACCGATTTGCCGAAATGGTTTTCATTGGAAAATTACAATTCTATCAATGGGCTGAGTGATCTTAATTTAATTAATCAGTTAGCTATGAGAATGGAAGTTGCTAATGATGATTTTGAATGGCTTGATACCTATCCCGGAGCAAGAAATGAGTTCGCTTCATTTATGGAAGAAAGATTTAGTAACCCAATTCGGCCGCTGAGCGGAAAATTATTTGCAGAGAAAATAAAAAGGAAAAAATATTCTGAATGGCAAATGGATGCCGTCGGAGGTGTTGAGCCTTTAAGATTAATTGATGTGATGCAGTTGTCTAAGAAAGCCGCTCATTATATTGATGAAAATAAAATTAATCGCTCATTGCGTGGACAAAAAAGGTCTGTAAGTAAGACCATAAGCGATAATGATCAAATGCACATTACTTTAGATTTGTCTTGGCCTGATGAAATTTTATTAAGCGATTTGGCTGCATTGTTGCCAATATGGCGAATGGATCTTGAAAGGAAAAGTGAAAATAGTTGTAAGTTAAGTAATAGCTGGAGTGTAATCAAAAAGAAAATATTCGATTACAAGATATTGCCAATGTTAGACCTTATGGAGTGGGCTAAAATTAACAATGCAACAATCACTAACAGAGTTTTATCTTTAGCCCTGTTTCCTAATGCAGAGTATGACGCCATTGGTATCGCTCAAACGATCAAACCGTTCATTAGAAATTTTTCCGCAGATTTTTCTATAGAAATATTAAAGCGCAAAGCTATGGATTCATTTTAATCGGGAAATCCATATAGAAATAATTAAAAATTATCTAATAGTGAACCATGCTTTTTAATAGCAAATAATAGCCTCCACAAAACGTAGAAACAGTGGAGGCAACATGCAAAATATCACCTTTACCCCGCCAAATCCTGAGCAGCGCCGCGCCCTTCTGGAGGAGTACGGCTTCAAGTTCGACCGTCGAATCCGTGAAGAAGAATGCAGCGAGATCACCAGTCTTTCCCGTTCCAGCCGCTGGAAGATGGAACAGCAGGGGCGCTTCCCTCCGCGCTGTCACTTTGGCCGCAATAGCTGCGCCTGGCTTCTTTCGGATGTGCTCTGGTGGGTTCGTAATCCGCCAGCAGTAGAGAACGTCAATAACCCGTACAGCCGCAAATCTGCTTAATTAACTACAGGTAATCGAATATGGAAAAAATAACTGCCTTGGCTGGCAGCGGCCAAACTCACCCCGAAACCAGCCAGAAAGATATTTCCAGCGATAATTTTGCTGCCCGGATCCCTGTAACCATGAGCACTATTGGTGGGAAAGAAACTCAGTCTGTAAGTGGTCGTAAGCTGCATACGTTTCTGGCTGTAGGGCGAGACTTTACCAACTGGATCAAAGGGCGCATTAAGCAGTATGGGTTCGTTGAAGGGGTTGATTATGTGATTGTCGAATATTTGACCTCGCCAAAACGGGCGAGCTCAAAATCTCGACAGCGTATCGAGCATGACTACATTGTCAGCCTGAATATGGCTAAAGAGCTTTCTATGGTTGAGCGCAACGCGCAAGGCAAGATGGCCCGCCAGTATTTCATCGACTGTGAAGAACGTCTGCGCCGCGTAGCGCCAGAGGAACATGAGGCGGCGTTGTTGGGCTGGCGTAAAAATCGTGTAGCTGCCTGCGAAGATCATAAGAGTATGGCCGATGCAATGAAGGGCTATATCGAGCGCACCGGCGACAGGCAGCACGGCTTTGCCTACAGCAATGAATGCTCGTTCCTGAATAGCCTTGCGCTGGGTATGCACCCGCGAGTGTGGGCGAAACAGAAAGAAATTCCGGTTAAGCAGGTGCGTGACCATATGAACGCCGATCAGTTGGCGCTGCTGGCTTATCTGGAAAGCCGTGATTGTGCTCTGCTGGATCTTGATACCCGTACAGCAACCCGTAAGGCGAAACTCACCGAACTGGCACAACGCTGGCTGGTTAAGCGTGTTGGAGGTGCTGAGTGATTTTGCATAACTCAATCAGGGTTGCGCAGAATTTGAGCCGACGAAATTCGCACGCGCAAATCAAGCTCGGTGATATGCCGAGTTTGAACAACCGCGTACGTTTAACGTACGGACATCGCAACCCATTGAATCATCTTAATTATCGCGAAATGCGAGAATTGGCGAGCAACGAACACGAAAAGTATTCGGGTTCATGGCAAAACAACGTTAAACGTGGTTCAGAGGTTCCGACGAATAACGTAGAGAGCTGCGAAGATAACCAACCCTCTTTAAGAGGGGGAGTCCAGCGTTTGTGCGGGTCATTATGTCCTGCGCAAAACAACCCCGAAATTATCGGGGCAGTCCACAGCATTACGGGGAGTAACCCTGTTCAGCCTTTTGGCTCGATGCCTCTTGTAATGAGCTCACGGCGGGCAAGTTCTTTCAGCCAATTAGCAAGGCTGGTGCCATCTCGATCCGCTTCTGCTTCAAGCTGCGCTTTTAGTTCAGGGCTAATGCGCATATGGAAAGGTGGAGATTTACCCGCACCGCGAGGCTGGCTATCACGGACAATAATCTCTTTTTCTGTTGACATGTGTACACCTATAGATCTATCGTTAATCTCGTTAGGTGTACACACTAACATGTGCATATCTAAAAATACAACGCCCCCGAACGGTATTACCAGTACCGAACGAGGGCTAACCACCACCGTTAGCTTAGATAACGAGGCAGCTATGAAAGATCATATCACACCCCCGCAAGGGCGGAAGTCCTACATCTGGCGTTTTCTCGCACTGAGCGCCATCGGGCGCAGCGTCATTCACATCACCGCCACCACCGAATGCGAAGCCCGTGAGCAATCACCGGCTGGCTGCGTGATGGTATTCGCTGGCCGTCTGCCAGTTCAGGGGCGTTGTGATAACCCAACACCTACAAAGCATGGTCATATCACCACAGTTGAGGAGGTTCGCTATGCGTAAGCCAATCTGTCTGGTGCAGGCCGAATATAAATCCGCACTAGCCGAATCACTTTACGAAATCATTCTGGAGAAAGCCTCTGCTGAATGCTCTGAAACGCTGCTGAATCTAATTTCTATAGCGTGTGATTTTAATCAGGAAATTCACCGGGCATTAGTCGCCGAGCTGGGCATGGGAGAGACAAAATGAGACAGGTTCCTTTTGAAGTCCTGATGCACGCTGAAAATGCACTTTCAGAGAGTGAGTGCGCAATGTCTGTACTGAGCATGTGGATTGACAGCATTCCCGACGGTGACGAACACCATGAAGAAGCCTGCCGTGTCGGGGCGATTATGTCTCTGCTGCATAAATCTATCGGCGAGCTGGTGAAAGCGCGGGAGGCTTACAGTGCAAAATGACTTTGTAAGCGATGTACGCAGCAAGGCAAACGGCTACTGGCCGTCAATACTGGAGCGCCTGGCGATTCCGACGAATCGCGGTGAGGGGCCGTGTCCGGCGTGCGGCGGCAAAACCCGCTACCGGTTCGACAATAAAGATAACCGGGGAACCTATTTCTGTTCGCACTGTGGCGCGGGTAGCGATGTGCGTGCGCTGTACGAGCATAACTATACCCAGCTGCTGGGCCGCACTAAATCCGGCACGCTGGTGCTGTCCGAAGACGATACCGGGCTGCGCTTCGAGCTGACCCCGCCGAATACCCAGCTTGGTAACGATGTGCTGGAGCTGGTGGAGCGTGGGGATATCTCCGGCATGAGCTTTGGTTTCCGGGCGCTGAAAGAGGCGTGGGATATCGGCCAGTCTCCATACCTGCGCACTGTTACCGCAGCCGAACTGCGGGAGATTACCGTTACCTCTATGCCTGCTTATCCTGAGTCTGGAGTGGAAATCGCGCACCGTTCGCTTTTCTCCCAACATCCTGAACTGTGCCGCGCTGGCGATAACCGTCGCCGCTGGGCTGAATTAGCGGGGCTCTGATATGTGGAATATCTGGCCGTTTGGCCGTAAGTCTGAACCCTCTGAGCAGCGCAGCATGACCATTGATGAATTTCTGGCGATGGCAGGGATTCCAAATACCGGATCAGGCGAGTATGTGTCTGCGGGTACTGCGGAATCTCTGCCGGCGGTCATGAACGCCGTGTCAGTTATCAGTGAGGCGGTGGCAACAATGCCCTGCTACCTCTACCGCGTGCGCAACGATAACGGGCGTGAGGCGCGAGAATGGCTGAGCAATCACCCGGTGGATTTTCTGCTGAACGAGCAGCCGAACGACTGCCAGACACCTTACCAGTTTAAACGCACGATGATGCGCCATTGTCTGCTGAATGGTAACGCCTATGCGGTGATCCAGTGGGGCCGCGACGGCCAGCCGCAATCCCTGCACCCGTATGCGCCGGGGGCGGTTGTACCTGAGCGTATCGGCCAGCATAAATACAAATACACCATTACTGAACCATTTACCGGGGCTGTGCGCACCTACTTGCAAGAAGAGATCCTGCACCTGCGTTACTCGACCGATGATGGTTTTCTGGGGCGCTCGCCGATCACCACCTGCCGTGAGGCGCTGGGGTTAGGTCTGGCCCAACAGCGCCACGGTGCCAGCATTATGAAAGATGGCATGATGGCGGCTGGCGTGGTCACTACTGCTGAGTGGCTCGACAGCGTGAAGGGCAAACAGGCTCTGGACGCACTGGAGCGCTACAAAGGTGCCAGAAACGCCGGGAAAACGCCGATCCTTGAAGGTGGCATGGACTACAAGCAGCTTGGCATGAGTAATCAGGATGCCGAATGGCTGGCCTCCCGTCGCTTCACCATTGAAGACATTGCCCGCATGTTCAACGTGTCGCCCATCTTCTTGCAGGAATACAGCAATAGCACCTACAGCAACTTTAGCGAAGCGAGCCGCGCATTTCTCACCATGACCATGCGCCCGTGGCTGGCGAACTTCGAGCAACAAATCAAATCTGCGCTGCTGGTGGCCTCTCCGGTTCCGGGAACCCGCTATCAGGTGGAGTTTGACTCTGCTGACCTTCTCCGCGCTACGCCAACCGAACGTTACGCCACTTATGAGCGCGGCATTAAGAACGGGATCATGAACCCGAACGAAGCCCGTGAGCGTGAGGGGATGCCGCCGCGTGAAGGTGGTGACGAATTCAGCCAGGCATGGAAGCAGGAAGTGAAGATCAGCAAAGACGGCAAGGAAGGTGACGCATGAGAGCCGGGGGGCTAAGAAGCCGCGTCACTATTCGGGTATTCACTACCCACAGGGAGCCGTCCGGTCAGGTTGTTCAGGTCTGGGAAGACGGGGAAACCATATGGGCTGAGGTTAAGGGGATCAGTGGCCGAGAGTTAATGGCGTCAGGTGCCGAGGTTGCCGAAGCGACGATCCGCGTTTGGGTGCGTTTCCGCCGTGATATTACCGCAGCCAACCGTCTGAAAGTGCTTACTGGCCCGTTTGCTGGCAGCACTCTCAATATTATCGGGCCTCCTATTCCTGATTCGGAAGGTACCCGGCTGGAAATTCTCTGCAAGACAGGAACGGAAAAATGACAGCAGAAATCACCCTGGATGAAGCAAAGCTGCATTGCCGTATTGATGATGATTACGAAGATACGTTGATACAGGCGTACATCGATGCGGCGCTGGAGGTTTGCCAGAAGCATATCGGCAAGCGGTTTGATAACGGGCTGGAGTTTACGCCAGCTATCAAGATTGGCTGTCTGATGTACGTCTCTCAGCTGTACGAGTACCGCACGACAATTGGCGACACTGACGCCAAAGAGATACCGATGGCTGTCTCTGCGTTGTGGTCTGTCTATCGTGATGTGGGGGTGTACTGATGCCGTGGCAACCACTACGCCGGTGCAATGAGCCGGGATGTAATAAACGGGTGAAGTCTGGCAAGTGTGACGAGCATAAGCGGGATGCCCGCCGACAAAGCGACAGCCGAAGAGGTACGCGAACAGAGCGTGGTTACTCCAACCGCTGGGGCGAATACCGTCATCATTTTCTAAAAGCTAATCCGCTGTGTGTCCATTGTCTCAAGGCTGGCGTCTATGCATCGGCAACTATCGTCGATCACATCATCCCTATCGAGGGTGAAGCTGATGTGCTGTTCTGGCCCGCCAGTAATCACCAGTCGTTATGCGCTGCCTGTCATGGACGGAAGACAACCACAACAGACCCGGTGACGAAGCAGCAGCGTAAAGCCGGTAAGTTCCGCGAGCAGGAAGAAGCAGCACGTCATCGCACCGACTGGATCTATGAGGCAAACAATGACTGAGCAGGAACAGCAGCGGCTGATTAGTGGGCTGATAAAGCAGCGTGAGTCATGGCAACCAGCCAGACAGAGAGCGCATAAGAATCCCGTAGCAAAGCGCATGAGCCAGCGTGACCGGGAGCTTATGGAATGCTTTCGCAACCGCTGACAGGCCGAATGGACGGGGTGGGGGAGGTTTTCAGGACAAACCCCTCTCAGCGAGGAACCACCCGCCCCCTCAAATTTTTACGCACGGTGATTTTTTTGAAAATAAAACAGACAGGAAAACAGTAAGTTATGGCAAGACCACCCAAACCGCCCGCCTACCTTGATGAAATCGCGGCGCAGCAGTGGAAAGCAAAGGCGAAGCAGCTGGCGGAGCGCGGTGATCTGACGCCTGCCGACTGGAACAACCTTGAGCTGTACTGCGTCAATTACTCGATGTACCGCAAAGCCGTGGAAGACCTTGCCACGCGGGGATTCAGCATAGTGAACAGCCAGGGCGGTGAGAGCCGTAACCCGGCACTGAGCGCAAAAGCGGATGCCGAAAAAATTCTCATAAAAATGTCGTCGCTGCTGGGCTTTGATCCGGTAAGCCGCCGCCGCAATCCGGTGGAAACGGAAGAGGAGGACGAGCTTGACCGTCTGGAATGATTACGCAAACGCCATTAAATCGGGTGAAATTCCGGCCTGTAAGCGAGTAAAACAGGCCGTCGAGAGGTACTTTTCAGACCTGAATGACCCCCGTTATGAGTTCGATACGGCGATCGTGGAGCGGTTTATTGCCTTCTCCCGGCTCTGTCCACACGTCAAAGGCCCGCTTAGGGGCCAGCCAATCGAGCTGGAGCCGTGGCAGCAGTTCGCCTTTGCTAACCTGCTGGGCTTTAAGGTCAGGGAGTCAGGCCGCCGCAAGTACAGCAGCGCCTTTATTGAGGTACCGCGTAAAAACGCTAAATCCACCGTGGCCGCCATGCTGGCTAACTGGTTTCTCGTAATGGAGAAGGGCCAGCAGGATATCTACACGGCGGCGGTGAGCCGGGATCAGGCCCGAATCGTATTCGACGATGCCCGCCAGATGTGCCTGCTGTCCAAACCGCTGAAAAAGCGCGTCAATATCCAGGCGCATAAGGTCATTTTCCCGAAGAGCAACAGCCTGTTAAAGCCGCTGGCGGCGAAAGCGGCCACCATTGAGGGGACTAATCCCAGCCTGGCGATTGTCGATGAGTACCACCTTCACCCGGATAACGGCGTTTATTCCGCGCTTGAGCTGGGTATGGGCGCACGTCCTGAGGCGATTTTGTTCGCCATCACGACCGCCGGGAGTAACGTTGTCTCTGCCTGTAAACAGCATTATGACTACTGCTGCCAGATTCTGGCCGGGGAAGAGAGCAACGATTCGCTGTTTGTCCTGATCTACGAACTGGACGACGAAAGTGAGGTTGAGCAGCCTGAAATGTGGATCAAGGCTAACCCTAACCTGTATGTGTCCGTTGACGCGGCGAAACTGGAGTCCACCATCCAGAAAGCGCGGGGCATACCGTCGCAGTGGGTGGAAATGCTGACCAAGCGTTTCAATATCTGGTGTCAGGGCTCCACGCCGTGGATGGGCGCCGGTGCATGGGATGCCTGTGCGCTCGACTATACCGAAGACGATCTGGCCGGAATGGAGTGTTATGCCGGGTTTGACCTGTCCTCTACCAGCGACATCACTAGCGTAAGCTATGCGTTCCCGTTCGACAGGGAGATCAGACTCCTTACCCGTCATTATCTGCCGGAAGCGCAGCTGCTTAACGTCGCCAACAAAAACCGCGCCATCTACCGCCAGTGGGTGAAAGCGGGATGGATACGCACCACGCCCGGCGACTGCATCGACTATGACCGCATCCGTGACGATATCCTGCGTGACGCTGAAACATTCAATATCCGGCTGGTGGGCTTTGATACGTGGAACGCCACGCACCTGCGCACTCAGCTACAGGGAGCGGGCCTCGATGTGGAGCCGTTCCCGCAAACCTATCTCAAGTTCAGTCCTGTGGCGAAATCCTTCGAGGTGTTCGTTAACCGTAAGGTGGTGCGCCATCGTGGCGATCCGGTTCTGGCCTGGGCGATTGGAAACGTGGTGATGGAGTCCGACGCTAACGCCAACATTAAGCCCAACAAAAAGAAATCCTCAAACAAGATAGACCCGGCGGTATCTGCGCTGATGGCGTTCGGCACCTTCCAGGCCGAGCATGAGGATTTTGCTTTCGATATGAGCGACAACCACAAACAACGGTTGGCGACATTTAACGGTATCTGACAGGGGGTAATATGCAACAGGTATTAACTACTATGAAAACCACGATAAAACTCAGCGGCTCAATGGCTCAGCGATTTGGCAGGACACATCGCCGCGCGTTAACGTCTGCCAATGAAGTATTCAGGGCGCTATCTAACACCATTGATGGCTTTGATGCTTACCTGCGTGAGGCTCGGGCAAAGGGGCTGGATTTTGTTATTTTCCGGGATCGCCGCAATATCGGACACGAAGAGTTTGAACTCCTGGGGCCGGGTGATGAGCTGAGAATTATTCCGGTAATACGAGGAAGTAAGCGGGCAGGTCTGTTCCAGGCTGTTCTCGGTGTAGCATTGATTGCTGGTGGTATAGCTCTTGGTCCAGCAGGTGCCGCACTGATTGGGAAGGGCGCTGCATTAAACATTGGCCTTGTTGGAGCATCAATGGCCTTGGGTGGAGTAGTCCAGTTACTTTCCCCGCAGGTATCAGGCCTGCGAATGCGTCAGGAACCTGATAACAAACCCTCCTATGCGTTTGGTGGTCCCGTTAACACGACAGCATCTGGCAATCCCGTTCCCCTGCTTTATGGGCAACGGGAAATTGGCGGCGCGATTATCTCCGCCGGGATTTATGCAGAAGATCAGCAATAG